CTTGGCCCGCTCACCTCCGAACAACAGGTCAGAGCCCTCGCCCATGCCTAAACATAAATATTGGAAGGCCTCCACAATGTGGCTATACTGGTTCTTTACTATACTATCTGATTTATATATTCCAGTTGGCGACTGAACATCTTTAAACTGATATCCACCTTGCATACCGCTAGCAAGCATTCGGCAAGACGGATCAATACAGAGGGCCTGGTGCCCGTCGATCTGGCGGTTCAGGACGCGCTCGATCAGGTCCTTGCGGCCCATGGGACCGGCCATGCGGTTCGCGCCCGGCGCCCGCTGGATCATCATGCCGTTCTTGCGGAAGATCTGGAACGCCGTGGTCGCGTCGGTCTGCACCCGGATATCGCCGCCGGGGTCGCCAAACAGGCGGACGCGGTTGGGGTCCAGCCGGGGGTAGCGGCGCAGGAGTTCCGCCTTGACCATGGGGGCGAAGGTGTCGGACCCGATGTCCTCGGCGTACATCTCGAACAGGACGTAGATCCGCCCCCGGACGTAGTGGCCGAACACGCAGGCGGGGGTGATCCCGAAGTCGAACCCGCCGTACAGGTCGAGGTCCTGGTTGAAGGACAGGGGCGAGCGGCTGACGTGACGGTCGTTGCTGAAGGTGGGGTAGACCGCCCTGCCCTTCATGATCGCCGCCGGGCGGTTCAGCAAGTTGGCGTCAATCCACGGCTTGGACGTGCCCGACAGCTTCTTGGCGTAGTAGTCCCCGGCGTTACGCAGCCAGCGCAGGTTCTCGGCCTGTGGGTTGACCTCGTACCGTTCCACCTCGCCCCGGTCGTTCATGACCTCGATCAGGGCGGGCGGCTGCTGGAACAGCACCCAATGGCCCGGACGCTGGTGCTGCTTGACCTGATCAGGGGTGAAGTGATCCGGCATGGGGGTCATGCCGAACATGACAGGCACCCAATGCAGCGCCTCGGGCGCGTTCATGTCCGCGATCACGCCCGCCCAGGTACAGCCGCCATCCTTGACGGACGGGTATCGGCCTGTCCGCGACAGCCCCTCGGTGAACATCGACAGGGGGATGTACTGGAGTTCGTTGAAGTAGATCCCCGTGACCTCAAGGGATCGCAGCTTCTTTACGTCGTCCTCTTTTTCGAGGGCGAGGAAAATGAAGTCCGCCTCGATGTCCCCGTACCGGAAATGGTAGGTGAAGGGCGGCGACCAGCTCATCCAGCCAAACCCGTCCCCTTTGGGCGAGTCTGGGAACGTCTCAAGGAAGGCGGCGATGGTCGTGGTCTTGAGTTCGGGCTAGGTCTGGCGGACCACCAGCCACTTGGACCGGCGCTTGCCGTCACGCTGGACAGGCTGCTCCTGACAGTGCGCCATCATCCGCATGATCAGGGTGCGGGTCTTGCCCGATCCGATAGGCCCCTGGACGATGGCGACTTCGGTGCGGTCGGTCAGGAACCGATTCAGCACATAGCCATCAGGCTCAAACAGGATGGGTTCAGGCGCCGGTTGGTTGGCGTTCAGCTTTGTGGATTTACGGGCCATGCAGCGCCAAGAGGCGGGACGTGACGCACGGGCTCAACGCACGGCTACCGCGCCCAGCTTTGCAGGGGCTTGTCCGAGGTCGTGCCCTTGATGACCGTGTCGGGGTTGAAGTCCGCCACGTTGTCATAGGGGAACGCCATCGCAATGGTCCCGGTGATCGGGGTTGCCAGGGTGAACGTCAGCGTCTTTGACCCGCTCGACCATGACCAGCTATTCATTGGCCGCTGAACCGGCGGCGGGCTGCTGCTGGAAAAAACCGCGTCCATGTTGGCCGACGCGTCCCAGAAGGCGAACCCGCAGGGGGGTGGCCCAGAGCGGGATGGCATGTCGATGACATCTTCCGTCCCGGTCACGGTTTCCGAAGCAAGGGTGACGGTCACGGTCACGTCGTCCGACGCAAGGCTCACAGAGGCGATGGTCGGCCCGGCGTAAATCTTGACCGTCGCCCCGTCTGCATCCGTGTAGGAGGTGACGCTGTAAAGTTCTCGTGCGACCATCTCCGCAAGCCGGTAGCCATAAAGGGTTTGACCGACGATGGACGGGTGAACGCTATCCCCAAGTTCGAGGTCCCATGTCTCGCAGCCTTTGAACATAGCCGACGAATTGGCCGTAATTAGCGCGAGTTGCTTTTGTCTAATCCGCTCATAGGCCAACGTATCTGTGTTTGACAGGGACCGGCCCAGCATGGCCCATGCAATCTTGCCGGTTGTGGAATTGTTCAGGTTGGCCCGATATTGCGGGATCAGGTTGGTCCAGGCGTTGAACCAGTTTGTGGCGCCCTGAACAACTGTAAGGGTGCCTTGGCTGACCTCGCCAGACGTGCAAGCGCTGTCTGCCTGCCCTTGGTCCCCGAGTAGGTGAACAACCTTGTTTGAGGCGTTCCGGGCCAGCATCCGCGAATGTGCGCTTTCGCACACCGAGCCACGCGCACCAGCCCCACTGTCGTCCCAATGGACCGAGGCAGACCCGCCCACCGCCGTTTGATTTAGCTGGCTGGCGTAACTGCCCCCGGTCGCATAGGGCGCAATCTCAATGCCACCATCGACCGTCGCGTCATTCCCGCTGCCGCGCATAATTTCGGCAAACTTGGTTTTGAAGGCGTATCCCGCGTGGGAATAGTAGAGAAACGCCGCCAGGGACTGCCCGATGGCTCCGAAACGGGCCGTTGGATACGAGGTCGTGGAGACTGTAGGGATAGCCATCTCAGCCTCCGAAATAGGTGATGATGAGCGCGGCCCCGTTGGCGCCGTCGCCGCCCTTGCCGCTCGCCGTGCCGGTCAGGGAGGCCCCGCCACCGCCACCCGCGCCGCCATAGCCGCCGCCGTTGCCCCCCGCACCGCCGCCCTCGCCAGAACCTCCCCCGCCGCCTGAAGGGGCCGGATGAAAGCCGCCGACCTGTGCCGTCGCCGCCGCCGCGCTGCCGCCTGCCGTGCCAGCGACCCCCGCCGATCCAGCGCTGCCGCCCGTGTTCGACAGGCCGTTGATGGAGGTCCGACCGGTTCCGCCTGCACTGTAGGCATTGCCCGAGGTAATGCCGCCGCCAGAGGCCCCGCCCATGCCCCAGGCAGTTCCCCCGTTGGACCCCGCCGCACCCGTTGCGGACGCACTGGCGCCCGTTGCAGCCGTGTAGCCGATGGGGCTGGAGGTGGTCTGCGTGTTGGTCGTGGTCGATCCGCCCAGACCGCCTGTGGGGGCGACCGTGTAGGCGTAGTAAATAGCCGAGGAAGACCCAAACAGGGTCGCGCCGCCAGCCGCGCCCGCATTGGACGTGCCGTCGGTAGAGGTAGAGGCCCCACCCGTCCCGCCAGTGCCGACCGTGACCGTGACGCTGCTGTCGAGGTCCGAGGCCTTGCGCGTGAACTCAACCAGGGACGCCCCGTTGCCGCCGTTACCGCCGGTGCGAATGCCCCCCGCGTTGCCGCAGCGACCAGAACCGCCCCCAGCCCCGCCGGGGATCAGTTGGCCATGAATGTGCGAAGCCAGCGGCGGTTTCGTCCAGGTGTTCGCGCCGGTCGAGGTGTAGAGGTCAAACCGGGGCGCAATGGCCCAGCTATCGACTTCCCATGCGCCAGACCGAACCCGCAGCGTTACCCGGTCTTTTTGCGAGGTCAGCCAAGCAACATCCGTTCCCGATCCGAAAATCTCGACCGCGATGAAATTGGTATCCGTCGAGGATTTTTCGTAGGTGACCCACGTTCCCTCAGCCAATCCGGTTGGCGAAGGCGTCCTGATCCTGGCGCCGGTCCCCGCGCTGCTGTCCAGCCGGTTGATTGCAATGACGTTGGCGTCCGGGGTGTCATTCAGCGCCGCAGCCGTCAGGGCAATCGAGGCATATCTGAAAGCCCCGTCTGCCGTCGCCGTGTAGTCGATAAGCTGGAAAATGCCGGAAGACTGCCGGCGAAGGGCAATCCGCGTTGACGTTGGAAGCTCTATGGTCTGCCCGGCAGTTGAGAGGCCGTAGACGTAAGCCTCTGTCCCGAGGAAAATGGTCGAGGTCGAGGTTGAAGAGGTGCAGAACTCGTAAATCTCACCGAACGCGACGTTGCTGGCGTCGTAGGTCTTGGCCCCGCCCGACAGGTTCCAATAATAGTGGCCCGTCCTGACGTTTTTGGACGGATCGACGATCTGCCATGTTTCCGCGTCGGCCTGTATGTCGAGGCTTGAAGCGTCCGTCTTCAGGGCACTGAACGGCATACGCTCGGCCCGCAACGCCCCCTGGTTGGCCGATCCGATGTTGCCGACGAGGAAATACAGGTTGTCGTCGGCCAAGGACCGGGACGGCAGGCCGGTGTTGCGCACGTCCGCAGGAGCATCCGACAGCCAAGCCCCGCTATCCGGCGACAGGCTGGAGGTCTGGCCCTTGGTCGTGATGGTCGCCAGAGCCGTGGCGTCGGAGTCCTTCAGCAGCACGTCGCCGGGCGTGTCGCTGACCTTGACCGCCTCGATCCGGTTGCCCGCATCCACACCAGACGCAGCCGGGAGGGTCAGGGTTACGTCTGCCGCGCCGGTCGTGACCGCCAGGACCGCGTTGAGATAGTTGGCGTCAGGGTCGCCCCCTCCGCTCAGGGTGGCGCCGGTCCATGTTCCATAATTTCCCGTCATGGAAATGGTGGTCGTGTAGGCGTTCGAGGCCGTGCCGCCGGTCAGTGACCGGATGTTGAATTGGTTGCCGCCCCAGTCGCTCTCGACCAGCGCGTGAACCGCCGTTCCCGTGCCGTAAATCTGGCCAGCCCCGGCGGATTTGTAGGTCGTGGCCCTGACCGCCGCGTCAAGGAACGCAAGCTGGAGGTAGCCATATTCCGCCGTCATCAGCGGGTAGGAAACCACGATGGCCGCGTTCGGGATCAGAATTTCATTTGCCGCGCCGGTCAGCGTGGTCTTCCATGTGTAGGTCCGACTGCCGAAGGTCACCGTATCGTTGTTCGAGAACAGGCGCGGAGCGGGCAGTGCGTCCTCGTCCAGCGGGTCCGCGCCGTCGCGCTCAATCGTCAGGGTGCTGGAGGCCTTGAGGCTCAGGTTCGTGGTCGCGCTGACCTGAACCACCCGCTTGGCCGTAGCCCGTGGGTCGATCAGGACGTTGCCGCCGCCGAGGCCGTTATCCACCAGGGCGGTGGCGTCGTCCCACATGGATACCTTGGTCGGATCCGCCCAGACCTGATTGCCAGAGGACAGGCCGACAAACTCAGCCAGGCGGGCCGTGCCGGTGACTTCCGCCAGTTCCAGCACGCAGTCGGAGGCGTTGCCGCCCTCCTCCTGGCTGTCCGACATGGTGAACAGCAGGGTATTGCGGTTGTTCGTGTCGGTGTATTTCGTCTGGCCGCTGTAGACCCTGGACGAGGACCGGACCCGGAACAGGAAGTCGTCGTCCGTCGCCCTGGCGCAAGTCACCTCGCAGCCCTGCAAGAACCGGGCGCCGTCGCTGTTCTCGACCGACCAACCTTTCATCTGGTCTTCACCAGCGCGCTGCCGGATCGTGACCAGACCGCCGATGACAAAGCCGGGGGCGTTGGTGATGTTCACCGCAAACTTGGAGCCCGCTCCGTCCGGGTCGGTCGAGTTGTGCTGATCAGTGACCAGCACGTCCCCGCCGATGCCGGTGCAGGCTTCCACGATGGCGACAGCGGAATGGACCGAGTAGCAGTTGATGGCCTTCCACGTCAGGTTCTTGCACCCGCGCGCCTTGAAGACGGACCCGCCCTCGTAGGTGTAGGCCGTCACTGTGCCGACGTTGACGTTCCAGCTTTCCTCGAACACGTCTGTCGAGTTGGACAGGTAGATGACATGAGGCTGCCCGCCGTTGACCCTGTGGCCCAGCCACTCGGTCGTGACGTTGTCGATGGTGAAGTCGCGCTGCTTCTTGGCCAGGATGCCGAAGTCGAACTCGTCCAGCGTGACGTTGCGAATGATGTTGCCGTAGGTCTGTATATCCGGCGTCTCGGTCGCATCCGCCGCCGTCAGGTCCATGCCCTGCAAGCAGATGGACGTGTGAAAGCCCGTGATGGTCAGGCCGTCGATCAGGATGTTCGAGGCGTCGTAGGAGGTGACCGCGGCGGTGCGGTTGGCCTTGCCTAGCGCCCCGAGATCCGCATATTGGCTCTGCGGGTTGCCAGCGTTCCACGAGGTTTGCCAGGTCTGCGTCAGCCAGTTGGCCACCTGGTAGGATGGGTTGGCCGCGTTCCATGCCGTCGCCCAGGCAGTCCAGGCACCCGCAATCGCGCCGAAGACAGGCCGGGAGTAGGTAGCGACGAGGTTGAAATCGCCAACCAGTTTCGCGCCGTCGCCGTCCAGGTGGAAGACAGGACGTGTCGGGTTGTTGCTGTTGATCGTGACCTTGCCAAGGGCCTCCACCGTCGTCCCTGCCGGGATGATGAAAGGGTCGCCGGTTTCAAGGAAGTTGGGGTTATAGGCGCCGTCAACATGCGGCTTGATGTAGATCGTATGGCCAGCGTTCTGGGACAGGAAGGTGTTGACTTCACCCACGTCCGCAAGGTTGTCCATCTCAAGGATGACGGGGGTCAAGGCGGGTGAGTCGCCCTGCCCCTGGATGACACCAACAATCATCGGCTCATCCTGTAGTTGATAGTTCCGCTGGTGTAGGCAGAGCAGGTCAGCCGGTAGTAGATATCCGGCTCAGGCTCCTCGACCGCAAAGGTGACGGTCGTGGTGAAGGCCGCGTCGGACAGGTCGGGCTTGGAGCAGACCAGCCATGTCACGCCGTCGTCGAAGCTGCGCTCCAGCTTGACGGTCCCGGCAAAGGTTCCCCAGATCGACACGTTGAACCGCCCGCGCCGGTACTGGCTGGCAGGGGTGAAGCTGTCGCTGGACTCTGTCTCGGTGAATGTCCCGGTTACGGCGACCATCAGACGTTGGCCTCCAACCGGGTCATGTACCGCTGCATGGTGGCGTAGAAGGTCGCGTGCTGGGTGGCCGACCACCCGCCGCCGCCAAACAGGCAGTATCCAAGGGTCGAGGCGCGGGGCGATGTCAGAACGCCCGCCAGGCTGTATGCGCCTATGAACAGCGCGATGTTGACCAGCGACGCGCCGGGAGTGGTCAGGGTTGGCGACGCGCCCACGGCCCCGTTCTTGTAGCCCGTGCCGGTCGTGCCGTTTGTCTGGGCGACAGACAAGCCCCGACTATCGGTCAATCCGGTCACCACATTGGCGCTTGCGGCGTTCAGTGATGCAACGCAGTTGTCGGAGGCATTGCGCGGAATGAGCAACGCAGTCTGCGCGGATGTAGCCTGCGCCCCGATAGCCCTTCCAGTCGCGGCTAAATTGGTCCGCTCATAGGCGCCCAACATGAAGGACGTGCCGGTCGCGGCCACGCAATCCGTCGAGGGGACGAAGGCGGTGTTGAGGTATTGGGTCGAGCCGTTGAACGCGTAACCCCGGTCAGCCGTGAACGTCGGGGCGACCGGCGCCGTCATGGTCTTGCGGGCGCGCCAGTCGACAAGGGCTTGGGCCTCGTTCTCCGCAGCCAGCACCGGCAGGAAGTCGAGGTCGTTCCAGACCCCGCCCGCCTTCAGGTTCTGGATCGTGTCGGAGATCAACCGGCCACGCGGGCCGCTGACGTTGGACTGGCCGACAGTTGCAATCCAGCGCGCGGCGTCCGGGTCTAGGGCGGATCCGAGGAAGATGGGGTGTATGGGGGAGATCCCGCGCATCAGTGGCGGTAGGCCCGCAGCGTGACCGTGATGTCGGACGTGCTGGCAAGGTTGACCGTGCCGCGCGCAACCAGCACCCCGTATGCCGCCGTGGTGGCCAGCTCGACCGGGAAGGCAAGGTTGGTCGCCTCGCCCATGGACTGGGAGTTGGACCCCATGCTCGTCCACTTGGTGATGTTGATCACGCCTATGACCTTGGCCAGGTCGTCGGCGTGGACCGCCGGGGCGCTGTTGTCGGTGAAGGTGGAGGCGGACGGGTTGGCGTTGAACAGGATCAGGTCCATGGCCACCGTGTTGGCGACCTTGCACTGGACCGTGACCGCCTGGACAGTGGCGTCGTGACCGGCAGCCAGCACAACCGGCTGGAAGGTCAGCAGGGAGCCAACGCAGTCGCCGGTCGAATAGTCCGGGCTGGCGGAAACGGCTGGGGTTTGGGACAGAACACCGACGGCACCGCGCATCGAGACAGGCTCCTGATTTGAGCCTGCATGGTCCCCATCGGCGCGTAGGCCTCAACGCACGGGGCTAGGCGGCTTTGCGCAG